GATGCCAGTGGCACAGTCTCCTGCGCTTGGGGAAGTAGTGTCGAATACGAGCGCCAAAGAAAGACAACACGAATGTGAAGTCTTAATATCAGAAGCAATGGGGATCGCTTCTGCTCTATGCCAGCCCTTTCACTGACCGGAATGACTGCTGTATGAGTTACCATTCCAATCCTGCAAGGGATCTGGTTATCAGAGAAGCGGTCCCTATTTTTGTGGTATTAAGCCAGAAAAACAGGGGGTGCAAATGATGGAAACATACCGCAAAGAGGACATCCGCCGGGGTGATATCTACTATGCAGACCTGCGGCCGGTAGTTGGCTCCGAGCAGGGCGGAATCCGTCCTGTGGTCATTCTGCAGAACAATGTGGGCAACCGGCACAGTCCCACAGTGATCGCAGCCGCGATCACCAGCCGGAAAGGTAAGCATAAACTTCCTACTCATGTGAACCTGGATGCTCCAGTCCCAGGTCTTTACCGCGACTCTATCATCCTGCTGGAGCAGCTTCGCACCATCGATAAAAGCAGATTGAGGGATAAGCTTGGTTCTCTTGGAGAAGACCAAATGTGCAAGCTTGACCATGCGCTGGAAGTCAGCGTTGGGCTTCTCCCAATCTATAATACCATCTGATTTTACCCGCACGCAGGATACCGCCATTTAAAGATAGACCAGGAAGAAGAAACATACGATCGGGGCCGTTCATCGGCTCCGGTGGGCGGCCCCTCCATAACAGGAGGGTGCTTTTATGACTAAGACAGAACTTCAAGATAACCTTGTGTTTCTTTCCGCGCTGAAGCTGCTGGAGCAGCTCACCAAAAAGGGCCTGCTGACAGTGGATGAGGCGGAGAAGTCCCGCGTTGAGCTGGAGCGCAAGCTCCGTCCCACTCTGCTGTTCGCCTGAACAGGCTCTATACGAGAATAGCTGATTGCCCAGTCTTTCCACTTCTTTTTCGTTGGTGTTGGTAATGGCTATTGCGGAAGGACTGTGGTAGTGTGTGTTGCTGAAAGGAGGTCAAAAAAGATATGACGGAAACAAACATAAGTACAGCAAGAGTTCCGCAGGTCACGGTGATCGACCCCAGAATCCCCGAAAAAACAAAGCTGAGGGTAGCAGCCTACGCCAGAGTGAGCAGTGACTCCGAAGATCAGGTCAACTCCTACATCGCCCAGGTAGACTTCTACTCCAAGCACATCGCCGGTAAAGAGGACTGGGAGATGGTAGACATCTATGCCGATGAGGGTATCTCCGGGCTGGAAGCAAGGAATCGAGATGATTTCAACCGGATGATGGCCGATTGCCGAGAGGGAAAGATCGACCGGGTCCTCTGCAAATCGATCTCGCGCTTTGCACGCAACACACAGGAGTACATTCAGTTCGTGCGAGAACTGCTCCGGCTGGGTATTTCGATCCACTTTGAGAAGGAGAACATCGATACCGGGAAGATGACCTCGGAGCAGGTTGCCCAAATCTATGGAGCTTTCGCCCAGATGGAATCGACCAACCACTCCAGTAATATGCGCTTCAGTGTCCGTATGCGGATGGAAAAGGGATTGTTTGTCCCATCTTCCGTCCCCTATGGCTACCGGCGGGATCTGGAGATCATACCGGAGGAGGCTGAGGTGGTCCGCCGCATCTTCTCCGCTTATCTGAGCGGCCAGGGAAAGGATGATATCGCCAGGGAACTGAACCAGATCGGGGTGGACCGAGGCCGAAATCGTGAGAAGTGGCATCCCAGTACGGTGGCCTACATCCTGACCAATATCACTTATACCGGAGATATGATCTGGCAAAAAAGCTGCGCCACAGATACGATTCCATTCCGGCAGGTTCGAAACCTTGGCCAGAAGCCCCGCTACTTTGTAGAGCACAGTCACCCGGCCATCGTAAGCTGTGCGGATTTCCAGAGAGTACAGGAACTGATGTCCTCCCGCAAGGAGCAGTTCCAGAGGGCACACTGTACAAAAAAGGGCAGCCTCTATGATAAACACATCTACTGCGGGGAATGCGGGTCTCTCTGCCGCAAAAAGATCACAGGAGGAAAGACTTACTGGGTCTGCCGCCGCCATGATGGGGACAGAGCAAACTGCCCCATCCCGCAGATCCCCGAACCGGAAATTACGGCGGCTGTCCTGCGGCTCTATCACAAGCTGAAGTTTGGTCAGGAAACCGTCCTGCGGCCTGCCCTTAGCCAACTGCAGGAACTGCGGGAACGGGAACTCCGCTCCAACCGCAAGATCAGCGATATTGACAACGAAATAGCCCGTATCTCAGAGCAGAATCTCGTCCTTGTTCGGCTGAAGTCGAAAGGGTATGTGGATTCTGCTCTCTATTTATCTCAGATGGATGAGATCGACCATAAACTGCGGGAACTCAGGAAGCTGCGCCGCCGTCTTCTGGAGGCAGCCGGTGAAGACCGGCAGATCCATGACACAGAGCGAATGATGGAGTATCTGGAGGATGGTCCGGAATGGCTGGATGAGGTTCCCTCGGACCTCTTTGGAGAGCTGCTCGATCGGATCATCATTATCAGCCCGGAACGGCTGAAATTCCGCCTGCTGAATGGGATGGAACTGTCAGAAAACATAGAGAGGATGGTGCGATAAATGGCTTGGCAAAGAAAAATACCTTTCGGCTATCAGGTTCAGAACGGCAGGATCAACTGCCAACCGGAGGAAGCAAAGTTTGTAAGGTCTATCTTCTCCCACTACCTGCTGGGCAGCTCCTACAGTCAGATCGCTGACGAGATGGCCCGGCAAGGTGTGCGCTATCATCAACATACTGCCCAGTGGAACAAACATATGGTCAAGCGGATTTTGGAGAACGAGCGGTATCTCGGGATGGACGGCTATCCCCGACTGGTGACAGATGAGGAATTTCTCGCTGTTCGCCTGCGGCGGAGAGAACAGAATACCTACGCTCCATGCCCAAGCGAGATCATCCCCATACGGAACAAAGCAGTCTGCGCTCTCTGCGGAGAAAAGATGACACGGGATACCAAATCCCATGGCCGCCCACGCTGGCGATGTAAAAATCCAGAGTGCGGCGGAAGTGTGTATCTTGATGACAGCATCATTTTGGAACGAGTGATGCAGAAACTCAAAGTGCTGGCTCATTCTCCTGAGCATATCCAGCTTCCCAAAGCCGCCCCTGTTTCAACAGATGCCTTGCGCATCGAAAATGAACTGGCCCTCTGCTTTAACCGGGCCGACATCAATCCGGAATATATGAAAACATTGATCATGGCCGCCGCTGCCGAGCGGTATGCCGGACTGAACGATCCAACACCGACACACAAGCTGGAACTGCTGCGGCAGAAGCTGGAGCTGGAGCCAGAGAGCGAAGAAACCCTGTGGGAAGTTTTTGAGTCGGCAGTAGCCCAGGTACGCATTGGAAAAGGCGGAGAGATCAGTCTACACCAAAAAGATCAAAAGGAGTGTGCCTTATGAACATACAGCAAACTGCCTCCACCCCCAAACTGGTCACCATGATCCCGGCTGACCCTCAGATGACAGAACGGGATATTCGAAACAAGCACCTGCGGATCGCGCCTTACTGCCGGGTATCCACAGACAAAAAGGAGCAGCTCTCCAGTTACGAGGCCCAAATCGAATACTACACGGAAAAAATCAACGCCAATCCAGATTGGACGCTGGTCCGACTTTATGCGGATGAGGGCATCACTGGTACCTCGGCTAAAAAGCGAAAGGCTTTTCTCCAGATGATCCGTGATTGTGAGCGCGGCAAAATCGACCTGGTCATCACCAAATCGGTGTCCCGGTTCTGCCGAAACACGCTGGATGGCCTGAACTATGTCCGTCGCCTGAAACGACATGGCGTGGGCGTCTACTTCGAGAAAGAGAATGTGAACACCCTATTCATGGACAACGAGATGATACTCACCTTCATGATGAGCCAGGCCCAGGCGGAAAGCGAATCCCTCAGCGGCAATGTAAGGTGGGGCCACCGGAAGAACTTCAAGGACGGAAAGGTCTATTACCACTGTAAAAACTTCCTCGGCTACCGCTGGGGTGCGGATGGCCAGCCGGAGATCGATCCGGAGCAGGCGGCCATTGTCCGGCGCATCTTCTCCCGGTTCCTGCTGGGACACAGTGTCCGGCAGATCACAACCGATCTGATGGCGGATGGGATCAAAACAGCCACAGGGAAAACAGTATGGCATGATAGTGTGGTCCAGAAGATGCTCTGCAATGAAAAATACATTGGTGATGCCCTCCTCCAAAAGACCTACATTGCGGATCTGTTCACCAGAGAAAAGCGGGTGAACAACGGCGAGCTGCCCAAATACTATGTCCATGATTGTCACCCGGCCATCATTGACCGGGAAACCTTTCAAAAGGTACAGGAGGAGATTGCCCGCCGGTCCAGCCTCAAGAAAACATCCTCCAAGGCGAAGACGCAGCTTGGGAAATACTGCGGAAAGTATGTGCTCAGCGAACTGCTGGTCTGCGGGGAGTGCGGCAGCCCTTACCGCCGGGTGATCTGGACGCAGAAAGGAGCCAAACGGGTCGTCTGGCGGTGTCAGAACCGGCTGGAACATGGCAGGAAGATCTGCAAGCAATCTCCTACTCTGGATGAGGGCGACATCCACGACGCCGTCATCTCCGCCATGAACGAGCTGTTCCGGATGCAGGCAGCCAAGGATGCAGTAAAAGCCGGTATTGCGGCAGTCCTGGCCGGAGAAGAACAGACGCTGAGCCTACCTGCCGTGGAACATCAGATCCGGAACCTGCAGGAACGCCAGCTGGAGCTGTTCCAACTGATCGTCAGTGCCGGCGCTGACTGTACCGACTATGATGAAGAACTTCAACAGGTCTACATGGCCAAAACCAAGCTCATGGCCCAAAAAGCTGAGCTGGAAAAGGAGCATCGAGGCGCGGCGGCCTTCGACAGCAGGCTGGCAGAACTTGATATGGCATTGGAACAGGCCAGCGGCGCCCTCACGGATTTCGATGAACTCACGGTCAGACAACTGGTCAGCAACATCAAGGTGCTGGACAAGGATAGCCTGCTCATCTGCTTTAAGGATGGAACAGAGATCACCCAAACCATACAAAGGAGGAGATCCGCATGATTTATATCACTGGTGACACCCACGGCGGCTTCCAGCGGTTCGGAAGCAAATACTTCCCCCAGCAAACGCAGATGGGCCGAAATGACTACATGATCATCTGTGGTGATTTTGGAGGGCTGTGGGACGGCGGCCAGAAAGACCAGCATTGGCTGGACTGGCTGGCTGAGAAACCCTTCACCACCTTGTTCGTGGACGGAAACCATGAGAACTTCGACCTGCTGAACGCCCTGCCGGAAAAAGAATGGCACGGCGGCAGAGTACATGAGGTGAGGGAAAATATCCTCCACCTGATGAGGGGCCAGATCTTCACCTTCGGTGGTCTTACCTGGTTCACGATGGGAGGAGCCTCTTCCCACGACATTCAGGATGGCGTCCTTGATCCGGAGGCCCCCGACTTCGAACAAAAGTATTGGCTGCTGCGCCGAATGCGAGGAATGTTCCGGGTCAAAGGACGCTCCTGGTGGGCGGAAGAAATGCCAAATGCCCGTGAATATGTAGAGGCACTGAAAAATCTGGAGCAGGTAAACTGGAAGGTAGACTGCATCCTGTCCCACTGCGGTCCCAGCAGTGTCGTGCGGAAAATCGACCCCTCCTATGGAAGTGACCAGCTCACCGATTTTCTGGAAACGGTCAATCAGCGGTGCCAGTTTACATACTGGTTCTTCGGGCATTACCACGACAACCGGATCATCAATGACAGATATATCCTCCAGTGGGAGCAGATTTCCGGATTAGAAATTTGAGTAAACGAGAAAATCATAACAGTGCCGCACAGAAATTGCTCTGTGCGGCACTGCTTACAACAATATAACCCCTTATAACCCCTTGAATATATAAGAGGAATGGGGTATAATAAATTTAGCAGAATGGAGGTGCGGTATGAAAGAAAAGATTCAGGAACTGGAGCGGCAGATCGCCGCCCTTCCCATCGGCTATATTTCCAAGAAGACGATCAACGGAAAGACGCGCTACTATCATCAGTGGACAGAAAATGGGAAGAAGCACAGCCAATATCTGCGGGATGGCGAACTGGAGCCGCTGCGGGAGCAAATAGAGCAGCGCAAAGTATTGCAGGCACAGCTGAAAGAGCTGCAAGCCAAGATGCCCAAAGTGCGCCAGCCAAAGTTGGACTTTGAAACCAGTGTAATTGTTGGTAAAGGATTGGCCGCCATGTCGCAGGGCGTAAAGGGCTGGGGCCTCCGTGACTGCTTCGGGCAATTGGAGGATTATCTCTACAGCAATGAAAGCGACAGGGTCTGCCTGGTTTTTGGCCTGCGCAGGACCGGAAAGACTACCATGCTCCGGCAGGCCATCGCCCGAATGAGCAAAGAGGATCTCAGCCGCACGGCCTATATCAAAGCCCGCAGAAGCGATACCATGGCCATGATGAACCGGGATCTGAAAAAACTGTTCGATGCGGGCTTCCGCTATGTATTCATTGATGAGGTCACTCTGATGCGGGATTTCATCGATTCTGCGGCTCTCTTCTCCGATGTGTTTGCGGCGATGGGAATGAAGATCATCCTCTCCGGTACGGACTCCCTCGGTTTTTGGCTGGCGATGGATCAGGAGCTCTACGACCGGGCAAAGCCCATCCACACCACCTTCATCCCATACCGGGAATACAGCCGCCTGCTGGGGATCGACAGCATTGATGAATATATCCGCTATGGCGGGACGCTGCGGGCCGGTGAGCTTGCTTTTGATGATGAAGATGTCAACGCCCAGGACGCCTCCTTCCGGGATGATGAGTCCACACGGCGATACATCGATACAGCGATCTGCAAAAACATTCAGCATTCCCTGGCCTGCTATGAGGCAGGCGGACATTTCCGCCACCTGTACTCTCTGTATGAGGCCGGTGAGCTGACCAGCGCCATCAACCGGATTATCGAGGACATGAACCACCGGTTCCTGCTCTCGGTTCTGACCGATGACTTCCAATCTCACGATCTACGGCTGACCGCCTCGAATCTTCGGAAAGAGCGTGACCCCGAAAAGCGTACCGAAATTCTGGATCATATCGATACGGAAGCGGTCACCCAGCGCCTGATGGAGCTGCTGGACATCCGCAACAAAGAGGAACAGTCCATCGGTATCACAGATACCCATATCCGGGAGATCAAAGAGTATCTCTCCGCATTGGAACTGATCGTAAACTGTCCCATTGAAACCGCTGACCCAGGAGCAAAACCTGTGGAACACATCCTGTTTACCCAGCCGGGGATGCGATACTGTCAGGCACAGGCTCTTGTCCACTCGCTGATGAAGGACGAGACCTTTTCAGCTCTCAGCGAATTGGAGAAGACCCAGGTTGCGGGCAGGATCCTCGAAGAAGTACGGGGACGGATGCTGGAGGATATTGTCCTGCTGGAAACCATGAAGTCGGCTGACAGAGAACACCGGGTGTTCAAGCTGCAGTTTGCGGTTGGCGAGTTTGACATGGTGATCTATGACGAGAAGGAAAACTGCTGCGAGATTTTCGAGATCAAGCACAGTGGCAAACAGGTCCCGGCACAATACCGGCATCTGCTTGACCAGGAAAAATGTGATAAGACCGAACAGCGGTTTGGCCCGATCCGAGGGCGATATGTTCTGTACCGCGGCGAGGATGTCGCATTGGAAAATGGAGTGCATTACCGGAATGTGGAACGCTATCTGAACGATCTGCCTGAGTTGAATATTGCCCCAGCACAGGAAGCTGGCATTGAGCAGACCGGCCCTGTTTTATAAGCTGCGGCACCTTCTGCACCAAAAACAAAAATATCGATTTTAACCGTCCTTTGCACCTTTCGCAGAAAAACCGCCT